AAAAAGCCACATTTACGCAAGTGGGAATGGGACTTGGGGACATAGCACTAAAAGAACTCAAGAACCTTACACGCGACGATATTATGACTATGTTTAGAGTTAGCAAGCCAATTTTAGGAATATTTGAGGACGTTAACTTGGCAAGCGCAAAGACGGCTCATTATGTATTTATGAAAGAAATTATTGATCCAGAAATGTATAGAATTGTGGACACGCTAAACAATGAATTGATTGAACGATACGGCGACGGATACCAAATTGGATATGAAAGCCCGGTGCCGGAAGATCAGGCCGAGAAAATTGAATATTACAAGGCAGGGATCGATGTTTGGTTGACTACAAACGATATACGAAGCGCCGAAGGGTTAGACGAAATGGACGGCGGCGGCGTTATTTACAAGCCGATCAATTTAGTGCCGATTGGAGAAGAACCAGAACAGCAGGCGCAAGCAAAGCACGTAGTTTTGAAAATTAAAACAAAGGAATTTAAGATCGAAGCCGAGCAAAAAGAAATGTTTAGAATTGAAGTTTATAAGAGGCAAGAACGATGGCAGAAAAATATGTATTACCTTATGCGCAAATTACTCAACGATCAAATGAAAGGGATTTTAGCAAGGATCAACGGACAGAAAAAGAAAGCATTTGAAGATTGGTTGTTTGATGACGCGGCCGAACAAAAAGCGTTCACAGAAAAAATGACACCTTTACTTTTGGAACTTATGAAGGAGCAGGGACAAAGCGCATTTGACCTACTCGGACAGGAAGGCGATTTTGTAATCACAGAGAAGATCAAAGAATATGTTGCCGCCCGGACGGATAAATTTGTGCCGGAATATTTAACAAATGTTAAAAGCGATTTGGTTGCGACACTTACGGAAGGCGTCAACGCCGGAGAAAATATCAGAGATCTGAAAAAACGAATTGAAAAAGTTTACGATACGCAAAAAGGCAAGAACGCCGAACGAATTGCGAGAACCGAAACGGCATACGCAAGTAACACGGCCGCAGTAGAAGCATACAAACAAACTGGGTGGATTGAAGGCAAGGAGTGGTTCGCAGATCCGGACGCTTGCGACTTTTGCCAAACGATGAACGGCAAGACGATATCACTAACGACTAACTTTGCTTCACTTGGCGACGCGGTACAAGGCAAAGAAGGCAACGGGCAATATTTGGTAGATTTTATGGACGTAGGAGAACCGCCTTTACACCCACATTGCCAATGCACAATATTACCAGTTAAAAAATTAGCAAGGGAGTAAAATGGCAAATAATTTAGAAATCTTTAGAGGCGACACCAAACAATATACTTTGAATTTCAAAGACGCCGTCGGCGTAGCCATAGATATTACTGATTGGACAGTATTTTTCACAGTAAAAAAAGAAAGATCAGATTTAGACGCGGCGGCGAAGATCAGCAAGACGGTCGTTTTACACACGAACGCGGCAGAGGGAACAACAAGAGTAAACATTACGGCGGCAGAAGCGGCGACGCTTGAACCCGGACAATACTATTACGATATACAAGTTAAGAAAAGCGACGGCAGTATTTTAACGATTATTAGCGATATGCTTGTAATCAAAGAGGACATTACGAGAAGGACGGTATAAATGGAAGATACAAACGTAGTTATATCGGACGAAACAATAGACGTTGTTATTACGGAAGGCGAAACGATCAACGTTACTTTTAATATTATTGAACAATTAACAGGCCCGGCCGGCGAAACCGGACCTCAGGGACCACAAGGCGAAAAAGGTGACACGGGAGAAACGGGAATACAAGGACCAACCGGCGCACAAGGTCCGCAAGGAGAGCAAGGAATACAAGGAGCAACAGGACCACAAGGCCCGGAGGGTTCAGTTGGACCGACAGGACCACAGGGGGTTCAAGGCCCAGAAGGCCCAGAGGGATTGGGATTCTATATTGCTAAATATTATAGCACAGTCGCGGCGCTATTAGCCGACACGACACCAACCGGAATTGACGCCGGAGAATTTGCGTTGATTGTTACAGATGACGTGGACGATCCGGACAATTCACGACTTTACATTTGGACAGGGACGGCATACGCTTTTCAGAGCGATTTATCAGGCGCACAAGGAATTACGGGACCGGAAGGCCCGCAGGGAGAGCAAGGCCCGACAGGATCACAAGGACCGGCAGGCGCAACTGGAGCAACTGGTGCAATAGGACCACAAGGCGCGCAGGGGGTTCAGGGTATTCAAGGACCGCAAGGCATTCAGGGCGAAATAGGAGAAACCGGAGCAACAGGTCCACAGGGTGCAACTGGAGCAACCGGCGCAGACGGGCAGAGGGTGTTTGTTGCTGAAGCCGGAGAAATGGAAACTTACGTTATGGGGAGCGAATCGCAAGTAGGCGATTTTATAGTAAACAATGATGACAATACTTTCGAAATAATAAATAAAACAGCCGCGCTATATACGGACCGAATTGAATTTAGAGGAAGCATATTAGGAGAAGAAGGACCAACTGGAGCAACAGGGCCAACAGGACCGGCAGGAGCGCAAGGCTTAACTGGACCAGAAGGACCGGCAGGCGCAGATTCAACAGTACCCGGGCCACAAGGACCAATTGGAGAAACTGGGCCACAGGGCGCGACCGGATTACAAGGACCGCAAGGATCAACCGGACCGCAAGGTATTCAAGGAGTTCAAGGACCAACCGGAGCAACCGGGCCGCAAGGATCAACCGGACCGCAAGGACCGCAAGGACCAGAAGGACCAGAAGGCCAACAAGGAATACAAGGTGCAACGGGACAGGGTTTTAATATTGCAAAGATTTACGCAAGCGTTGCGGAATTAGAGGCGGATACAAGCCCGACGGGAATAATATCGGGAGAGTTTGCGATTGTTACGACAGTAGATCCAAACGACGCGGACAATTCAAAACTTTATTTATGGAACGGATCAATTTACGCATATACAAACGATTTGAGTGGAGCGCAAGGTATTCAAGGACCAACAGGAGATACGGGACCACAAGGCGCGCAAGGTATTCAAGGCGAAGCGGGTCCACAGGGCGCGCAAGGTATTCAAGGTGAGCAGGGAATACAGGGTATTCAGGGTATACAAGGCGAAGCCGGAACAAGCGCGGACGTAGCGGCGTCAATTCACGGCGTATTAGAAAAAGACACGCCGGTAGACGCAGACGAGTTCGGATTATCTGACAGCGCGGATACTTATTTATTAAAGAAAATATCTTGGGCGAACATCAAGGCCAAATTAAAATTATATTTCGATACGCTTTATATGACTTTTGCAGGCGGAACGCTTACAGGCGATATTACATTTGGGGAAAACACGGCGTTAGCATTAGACAGCGCATTAAGCGCCGACGGGAAATATTGCGGGATCACGGAAGCGGGGACGGCAGGAGCGGCATTGGCGTTTGGAGATCTTTGTTATTTTAATAACGAGGACAGCCGTTGGGAATTAGTGGACGCCAATTTAAGCGACGGGTATAACAAAAAATTAGGAATATGCGTATTAGCGGCCGGAGCGGACGGAAACGCGACTGAAATGCTTTTGTATGGAAAAGTCAGAGCGGACGCGGTATTTCCGACGCTGACAATAGGCGCACCGGCTTACATTAGCGAAACGGCCGGAGATATTGTTGTTGCACAGCCGACGACGACAGACGCCGCGATCAGGATAGTAGGATTTGGAAACACAGCCGACGAATTGATGTTTAATCCTTCGCCTGATTATATGACTCATATTTAAGGATAATAAATGGCAACAAAAACAGTAATTTTAACTTCATCACAGACATATTCATTGCCAACTACTGGAGAATTTGCTTGGGACGGCAATGCTTTTACAGTTGAAGCCATCGGCGGCGGTGGCGGTGGAAAGTATTCTGCTCCTCCTGGAAATGGTGGAGGTGGCGGCGGAGCGTATGCTATTAATCCTGCCGTTACGGATGGGACAAATGTAGTTGTTACTATCGGTGCAGGAGGCGGAGCAAGTACCGCTGACGGTGGAGATACCTCTTATGGTGCTGATGTTATCGCTAAAGGTGGAGTAACTGCTACTTTAAGAACTGGTGCGGCAGGCGGAGCGGCGGCGGCTTGTACTCCGACAACTGGTGCGTACTCAGGCGGTGCAGGTGGAACTGGTGGTGGTATAGGTGGTAAAGGTACTGGTGGAGGTGGCGGAGCGGCAGGTGCTCACGGTGCAGGCGGTGCAGGCGGAAACGGAAGCACTTCTGGCGTATATCACGGTGGAGGTGGTGGTGCAGACGGCGGAACAGCAGGTGGTGCGGGCACGACTGTTCCTGGAACTGCGGGCGTAGGTGCGAACGGTGGTGGTAATGGCGGTAGCAATTCAGCAGGGTTAGACGGTACAGAATGGACTACTCACGGTTCGGGCGGTGGAGCAGGCGGATTATTTAATGGTGGAAACTACGGGGGAGGTGGATCTCAAAATGGTGCTGGTACTAACTATGGTGGAGCAGGAATAGTAGTAATTACTTATACTTACATCTCCTCAGCAATTAAATCTATAAACGGGTTAGCAAAGAGTTCAATAAAAACAATTAACGGATTAGCCATCGCATCAGTTAAGTCGAGAAACGGATTGACTTAACAATCAAAAGAGGGGGTGTTCTTTGTGAGTTGGAGAGAAGCGAAACGACAGAGAGCGCAAGAAATCGGAGGTTGGTTTTGCGAGGATTGCGGACGACCAATATCTTCAAGGAAGGCGGTAGGACACCATATAAAATACCGCCGGGACGGAGGACCGGACACGGTCAGGAATTGCCGATTGCGTTGCAAGTTTTGCGAACACAGGGACAAGCACATTGGAGGCAAACAAAATGGACAGACGCGAGATACTGAACGAAAGCGCAGAAGTCCTGATCAAAATCGGACGCGGTTTGACTTTGACATTGGACCTTATAAACAAGGAGATCGAAAAGGCCGGGCTCTTAGACGCCGGAACTTACGTAGCGATCGCCAACGTAACGACCTTGCTTGAAGAGGGGATCAACGACATTTGCCACGAGGCAAAAGACATTCAGTTGAAACTGATTTACGATTGCGAAGGAAGCGATCAAATAAATTGCCCGAAATGTGGAGGAGAATTGATAGAATGCGCGGAACATTACAAATGCGTCGCCGACAAATGCGGTTACACCGACGCCGGAACGAACTAACGAACAGACGACTGGGGAGGGCGTCTTTCGTCCTCCCATTTAATTAAAGGAAAAAATGGACATACGTTGTAAAAATTGCGGTTACTTATTTATGAAAGAGCCGGTTATAGTTATCGGCGAGATTAAGTGCCACAGATGTAAAACGATCAATAAAATAAACGTAGTTTCGCAAGGCGGAGTTGCGAAAAATAGCCAATGTGGTATAATGCCAAGTAGAGGACATTTAGATCCCGATCAGGCGCATTTTAGAATACGCCATTATTGATCGGGTATTTTTAATAACAGGAGGCAAGACAATGGACGAATTAACTATTGATACAAAGGAAATGAAATTTAGCCCACAACTCAAGGCAATTTCGGTTAAAGATTTGGGCGAAGGCGAAATTGAAGCAATCGTAGCGACGGAAAACGTTGACCGAGTTAACGAAATTTTGGTTATGAGTGGGTTGGACACTAAAAATTATATGAAAAACCCGGTTGTACAATGGGGACACGATTATAGTCAACCACCGATTGCAAAGACGATCAGTTTGAAAAAAGTAGGAGATCAACTCGTAGCAAGAATGAAATTTGCGATTGAAGTATATGACTTCGCAAGATTGGTTTATAACTTAATTCAAGGCGGTTACATTAACGCATTTTCGATTGGATTTATTCCAAAGGAAATGGAGGACGGCAAGAACGGCCAATTAATTTGGACCAAATCGGAGATGTTGGAATATTCAGTAGTGCCGATTCCGGCCAACAGCCAAGCGCTTTTAACGGCAAAGAAGTTTGGAATTGATGTAGATTATTACAATAAAGTTGCCACCGGCGAAATTAAGATCGAGAAAAAAGAGATCGAAGCAACCGAAACCGGCGAATTGGAAGATATTGAAGTTAAGCAAGGCAAAGTGTTGAGCAAGAAGAACAGAAACATACTGGAAGCCGCCAGAGCCGCGTTAGACGAAGTTTTGAGCGCAGACGGCAAAGAGGACGCAGACGAAGGAAAAGACGAAACCAAAGGCGCAGAGGACGAAGAAATACAATCAAACATTGATTTAATTAAAAAATCCGCTTCGGCGTTGGAGGCCAATGCCTCCGCCGCAACCGAACCGGGCGCGAATAAAGTTAAATACCTGATTAAGTTAAAAAAGATCGCTCAAATCAGCGATAGGTCGACAGAATTACTTATCAATCAGGTTAAAGAAAAAATAGCAAAGGAACAAAATGGAAAATGAAGAAAAGACAATCGAACTTGACGAACAAACTCAATCCGCTATCGCCGACAAAGTTAGCGAAGGTTTGGGCGCTACCGTCAAAACCTTAGTTGACGAAAAAGTCAACGAAATTGAAGCCACTATCAGCAAGAAAGCCGAATTAAAAGGCGGCGAAGGTTCAGACGACGCAGAAACCAAAGAAATGAAATTAGTCCGCTTTGTAAAAGCAATGCGCGACAATGATTTTGCAGAACTTTCGAAATTCAAAGCAATGAACGAAACCACTGACGCACAAGGCGGATACCTTGTACCACCGGCCGAGTTTATTGCCGAAGTACAACGCCTTGAAGAAGGTTATGGCGTAGCATTAGCAAACGCCAATGTTCGCAGAACAAGCCGAACGTCCGTATTGATTAACAAAAAAGACGCCGGCGTTGAAGTTTACGAAACTGCAGAATTAGCAAGCAAAACCTTAACCGGTATGACCTTTCAACAGGTTGAAGTATCGCTAAGAAAATATGCCGGTATTGCTCCTCTATCCGACGAATTGGACGAGGATTCAGCAGTCAACGTGTGGAACGAATTGACAACCGACTTCGCTCGCGCTTTTGCAAAAAAGCAAGACGAAATAATGTTTAACGACACCACATACGGAATTACCAAAATTTCCGGTACCAACGTCGTTACCATTACCGGCGGATCAATCGCAAGTTTGACTTTTGACAATCTTATTGACGCGGTTCACGGCGTGCCGACCGACTCAATGTCAAATGGCAAATTCTACTTCCACCGATCGGTATTAGGGACAATCAAGAAAATCAAAGACGAAAACAACAATTATATTTGGCAACCCGGACCAAACGGGTCCGTCAACGGCACAATCTGGGGTTACCCTTACGTTTTGACCGAAGTTCTTACTGCCGTTTCAGCAGATGCACTTAATACAGCGTTCATAGTTTTTGGGGATCTGAAGTATTACACTCTCGTTCTCCGAAATGTTATGACCTTGAAAGTGTTGGAAGAAGGTACAGTTGGAACCGGAGATGACGCCATTAACTTGGGCGCGCAAGACGCAAAAGCGTTAAGAGCAGTTCAAAGAATGGACGGACGCGCAATTTTTGCCTCCGCTTTTTCCGTTATTAAGACTGCCGCCGTTTCCTAATCTTCACAGACCGGCTCACGTAGCCGGTTCTGAAGGCGAGGAAAAATATGTTTATAGACAAAATAAAAAATATGGCAATTTTAAGGCCGTTTATTACAAAGAAAAAGGACGAAAAAGAAGGGAATAAAAAATGGCGTACACAGATCAAACGACGATCGAAAAATACCTCCAAAGAGAATTAACGGACGACGAAAAAGCCATAATCGACGTTTTAATCAATGCGGTTAAAATCTTTATTGACAGCACGGCCGGAAAGACATTTGAGGCCGCGACCGAAACGAGATATTACGACGGCAACGACAAGAAAGAATTATTTATTGACGAATGCCAAGCGATTACGGCAATTAGTTATGTGGATATGGACGACGACGAAGTTACGGCTTATACGACAGATGATTACTTAACTTGGCCTTACAACGAGGACACGATCAAATCGATAGTTAAGAAAAGCGGATATTGGCCGAGCGGAATTAAGAATATTAAAATAGCAGGATCGTTTGGAAGCGCCACAAGCGCACCGGATAACGTTGTTACATTGGCCACAATGATTGCGGCAAAGGTTATGGAAAATCCACAGGACATTATTAGCGAGTCGATTGAAGGATATAGTAAAACAATTGCGCAAGCCGTCGGACCGACGGAGCAGAAGTTGTTAGACAGTATTGCGCCTACGATATTGATATGATAAACCATTTTTTGAAGCATACAATTTACAAGTTTACGGCAACCAAAAGCAAATATGGCGATATTGAATATTCAGGCGACGGGACGGAGATCAAGGGTTGGATAAGAGAAAACGCTGAAGTAGTAAGAAGCCAAAACGCGGAAACGATCAATTGCGACGCTATGGCGTGGTTCAAGCCGGACGAGGGTTTACGAGAGGACGATATAATCAAGTTTGGGGATAGTTATTACAGGATTAAGAAAATGATTTATGCGCGCCGGCTCGGAAGCAACCGGATCAACTTTCTGAAAGCATTGTTGCAAAGAGAAAAGGGAATGATATCGTGAGTTACAGAATAATTGACAATACGAAAAAATTTGCGGACACGGCCGAGAAAAGATTAGATTTATTTTTATCAGATATGGGAGTGGACATAGAGCGGTTGAGTAAAATGTATGTTCCAAGAGATAAGGGTATGTTGAGAAATAGCGGCAAGGTCCAGAAGTTAGGAAGGTTCAAATACATTGTTAGTTACTGGATTGCTTACGCACTTTACCAAGAGCGAGGAATGCGCCGGGACGGAACGCATAAAGTGAGAAAATATTCACAGCCCGGCAAAAAAGCGCATTACTTGGGCGACGCGGCCAAGTCGATTACGGCCAAAGGCAAGGAAAAGATTAAGGCATATCTAAACGGGGTAAGAGTATGATTTTAGAAGCAATTGCGGATTATTTAGAAAACGAAGGCGTCGGAACAGTAGGGACGGACATTTTTATTGGAGATTTTCCAAACGAAACCGACAATGGTATAATGTTGATAAGCAGAGGCGGAGATAACGAAAAGAATTATGACTTGAGATTTTTGACAATAGACATATGGGGACGAAACAAATCAACCCGGTTAAGTTGGGATAAGATTTTTGACGTTATGAAGGCGTTACACTTACAAAACAATTTCGACGTTACGGGTTACCATATTTACAGAAGCGAAACGGCTAACGTAGAGGATTTGGACCGGGACAGCGAAGGCAGGAAGATATTCAAAATACAAGCGCGGATCATTTATAGGGACACAAATAACATAATAAGTTAAACTCATTAGGAGGAAAGAATGACAGGGAACATTGCGAACGTAAAAATCGGGGTTTGCCAAGTGGTTTTTAACGGCGTGGATTTGGGCCACACCAAAGACGGCGTTAGTTTTAGTTATGAGCCGGACATTGCCGACGTTACAGTTGACCAATACGGGTCAAGCCCGATTAACAAGGTTTTAATCGGCGAGAATTTGCAAATGAAACTTTCTTTAGCAGAACAGACATTAGCCAATATGAAAGTTGCTTTACCTGGTGCAAGCCACGAAACCGGTGCGGAAGGTAGCAGACTTGAGATCGGCCGAAATTGTGGTTACGAATTAGACAACGAAGCACACTTATTAAGACTTCACCCGATTGCCAACGAAGCCAGTGACTTGAGCGAAGACGTGGTTATTTACAAGGCCGTTGCAGTTGAAGCGGTAGAAACCAATTATAAAGTGGACGAGCAAAGAGTTTTAGAGGTTACATTCCAAGCGCTTATTGACGAAACAAAGAGCGAAGGAAACCGACTTGGCCACATTGGCGTTGATAGCATTAGTTAAAAAATAAAAGGACAAAATGAACGACATCAAGTTAGACCTTGACGTTTATGCGCCCAAACCGGAATACGCACAATTGGGAGGCAAAGCAATTGAGATTTACCCGCCGAAGTTAAAAACCATTGTTAAACTCTTGGCAATTTTTGAGAGAATGAGCAAGGCAGAGGCGGACGAAGATAAGAGCAAGGCATTTGCCGAACTCACAGAATTGCTACTCCCAATCGTACCGGCGTTAAAAGAACCAGACGTCGATTTGACGTTTGAGCAAATGGGCGCGCTAATAAAATTTGTTTTTGAAATGTCGCAACCGAAGGACGGACAAGCGTTGAAAGCGGAAGGCATAGAACTTACAGGCGACGGAAACGAAGAAGGAAAAAAAAATCCGACTGCTTAGGTTGGTAACATATTTTCTACGAAAGTTTCCGGGCTATACATTCCAATCACTTATGGACGAATACGCGATCAGATTTTATTCCTTAGTCAGCCAATCCGTTAAATTGGACGCGGCCGAACGTCGGGAACAAGCATTGATCGCTGTTTTGCCAAATGCTAAAAAAGGCGAATACGAACGAATAATGAAACAGTTTGAGAACTTTAGCGAAGATCCGATTGAAAGGTTTTTAATCAACCGCCCGGACAACAAGAAAAGTGGCGTAGATAAATTAAAGGGTTTATTAGGAGGATAAAGTGGCCGACATAGCAGGATCAACAGAAATAGGAAAAATACATTATGCTCTCGATTTAGATAGCAAAAAGTTTGATAGTGGGCTGGACAAAGCGGACGGCAAGTTTAAGGGCTTGACGGGAATGTTAAAAAGCGCGGAAGCCGGAAGCAAGGCATTTGCGGCCGGGTTGGCGATTGCCGGCGCGGCACTTACCGCTATTTCGATTGCAGGAATTAAATCAGCCGCCAGTTTGGAAACTATGAGATCGGGATTTATTACGCTTTTGGGATCAGCGGAGAAGGCAGACGAAGCGTTGCAAATGATTAAGAAGGACGCCACCACAACGCCTTTCGAAATGGCAGGACTTGTACAAGCAAACCAATTATTGACTTCCGTTACAAAGGACGCCGGACGATCAGAAAAAATGTTATTAAACGTTGGGAAGGCGTTAGCGGCTATGGGAAAAGGACAGCCGGAACTCGACAGAATTATCGTTAACTTACAACAGGTTGGAGCGGTAGGAAAAGCCGCTATGATGGACGTAAAACAGTTTGCCTTTGCAGGCATACCGATTTTTGAAATGCTTTCACAAGCAACGGGCAAGACGGGCGAAGCGTTGAGTGACTTTATCACAGACGGCGGAGTTACTTTTGAAATGTTGGAGAAAATGTTCAATGACGCCGGAATGGCCGGAGGACGTTTTGAGAACGCTTTTAGAGATCAAGCCGGAACGTTTAACCAACTTTGGAGCAATATGAAGGACAATCTTTCTATTGCCGGAGCGGAGTTTGTTAAGCAAACTGGGATCTTTGACTTGGCCAAAAAAGCACTCGGGATTTTCATTAAGTTTTTGGACGAGAACTTGCCAAAGATTATTGAAGGGATTAAGAACTTTACGGAAATTATGAAGAACAATTTACCGATCGTTATTGGAATTATAGTAGGAGCGCTTATACCGGCGTTTGTTGCTTGGGCCGGAGCGGCTTGGGCGGCGGCCGCAGGAGTTTGGGCGGCGTTGGCGCCATTACTACCGTTTATAGCGGCAGGAGCGGCATTAGGCGCGATTGTTCAATTACTATTGAACCATTTTGGAGGTTGGCAAGGAATTATGGAAAGATTACAACCTTATATAAATGCTATGAAACCGATTATAGAATTATTGAAAGGCGCATTCCAAGCGCTTATACAGACGCTCAAAGAACAATTATTGCCACTATGGAATGACCAACTTAAGCCGGCGCTTATTGCGCTTTGGCCGCTTTTCAAGTTGATTGCGACGATTATAGGCGTAGTTATAGTCGGATCGATTATGGCAGGGATCGCGTCGTTTGTAATACTGATCGGGATTTTGACCGGCGTATTAAAATTTGTAGCAACTTTCGTTACAGGCGTTGTTCAATTCTTTAGCGGACTTTGGCAGTTCATTTCAGGTTGGTGGGGAATGATTTACGGACTTTTTACGGGCAACACGGAATTAGTTAGAGCGTCGGTTGAGAAAATGAAGAACGGAATAATTAGCATATTTTCGGGACTTTATAACGCGGTTTACGGATCGGTTAAAAGTTTGGTAGAAGGGATTTTTGGATTTTTCAAAAATCTTTACGATAATTTAATAGGACATTCGATTATACCGGACATTGTAAACGGGATTGTAGATTGGTTTAGGGACTTGCCGAGTAGATTAGTTGGAGCGTTGGGAGGAGTTTACGACGCGGTTACGACACCATTTAGAAACGCTTTTGAATGGATTAAGGGCAAGGTAGGAGGCGTTAAAGAAGCATTGGAAAAGATCAACCCGTTTCACAGAGAGTCGCCGAGTTTGGTTGACAATATTAAGGCCGGCACGGCACAGATCATTGGACAGTACCAAGATATGTTTAGCGGTATTACGGATATGACCGGAGGGATCAGACCGGAGTTACAAATGGCCGCCACAGCGCCTATGAAAGCGCCGGAGATCAACTCGGCCGGCGGAGGCAGGACCGAGAACCATTTCCACATTGGAGAGATGTTGGGGACGCCACAGGACTTCTCTACCTTCGTAGAAAAGGTTAGTCAAGAACAGTCAAGGCAAGACAGAGCAAAAGGAGGAATATAATATGTGGATTTTAGACGGAAACCAAATACCAACACCACAAAGAAAAGTTATTAAAAACGACGTTGTAGCCGTTGTGCACCGGACGCTCGACGGAGGATTCAGCCGGGACTTTGTGGGAAGCGAAAAAAAGATTTTTGAATGCGAATATACGCCGATTAGCGCGGAGGATTATGAGGTTATTAGAGCCGAGTACGAAGATCAGCGCGACAACGGCACGGCTAAAATATTGACGATTAGCGACGACGATTTTACATTTAGCGCCGGAGTTATTATTTCAATGCCGGAAATGAATTTTAATTTTGCCAACCATTACAATTACAGAAACGTAAAAATAAACTTTACGGAGGTTTGAGGTGCAAACAGTAACAGAAGAATTTGACACCGCAAGCAAGGCCAAGATCAGGCGGCCGGTCGCCGGGTTGGGAGTTAGTTGGTTAAGAAACTACGAAGGCCACGATTGGTTCACGATAGGGACCTCCACAATCGGCGGAGGCGACGTTATTAAGGGCGAGGACAACGTTGTGCCGGAAAGCGATAATTACGATTACATAGACGAAACAGAATACCTTATGAGTATGGAATATGACCGTTATTTTGATGAGCCGGTTTTTAGTGTTGCGAGATCGGTTTGCGACGTTATTTTAGACAACAATTCGGATAGATTTTTGCCGCTTAATTTTACGGACGAACTATCGGACAGTTACGCAGAAGCAAATGCGAATGAGTTTTGGAACGCTTACTCTGGGAACGTTACGGGATACGCACAGACCTTCGAAGCATTGGGAGGAGTTTTAGACCGGGTTGCTTTTTACATTAAAAAGACCGGAAGCCCAACAGGAAACATTACGGCCAAAATTTACGCTAAAACCGGAACAAATGGGGTGGACGCTTGCCCGACCGGGACAGCATTGGCAACTTCGGAAACAATTGACATTAGCACTCTTGAAACTTCAGGCGAATTAAAAGTATTTAATTTTACGGGCGAACAAAGATTGGAATTAACAGCCGGTACGATATACGCGGTTGCGATTGAATACACCGGCGGAAACGCTTCAAATTGTCTTTCGGTTGGGTTAGACACTTCAAGCCCAAGTCACGATGGGAATTACAGTTATTACGGTTGGGGAGCGTGGGGAGGCGAAGCAACTCAAGACGTTTGTTTTTACGTTTATGAACAAGTCGGAGTTAACGAAATTACTTGGGACATAAAAAGCAGGAGGCCGATTAGAGCGAGCGCAGGGTTCAATTACAACGGAATTTCAAACAGAATACAGCAGTTTGTTGGAATGATTATTGAAACGCCGAAAATCGACCAAAAGGAAAACACTTGCACAATTCACGCGATCGACTTTACGGAGGCGCTTTGGGGTTACCCGGTGGAAAGAACGCAACTTTACCAAGACAAGCGAAGCGACGAATTGATCGACATACTTTTACAAACCGTCGGACTCACAACCGGACAATACATTTTAGATCAAGGGCTTATAACTATACCTTTTTGTTTTTTTGAGGCCGGACAGAAGGTTGGAGATATAATTGCAAAGATTTGCCAAGCCGAGCAGGCCACGTTTTACGTTGACGAAAACGGGATATTTAGATTTGAGAATAGATTGCATTTGCTAAACGCGCCGCACACGGCTTCGGTATTAACTATTACAGACGCAATTATATTAAAAGAAGAAAATCAAAACATAGACAAGATTATCAACGTTGTGGAGATCAAAGCCACACCGCGCGCCGTAGTAGCGGACGATAAACAAATTTGGACATTACCGGCGGCAAGCGAAGCGATCGCGCCCGGCGCAACTTACGAATTATTTATAAATTATGAAGATCCGATTTTTAGCAACATAGAACCGACGGCCGGAGGCGGACAAAGTAACTTCACGGCGAACACGGCTACGGACGGAAGCGGTACAAATTTGACGAGCGATTTTGAAATTACGGAATGGACGAACTTTAGCAAGGCGACGAAATTAGTTATACGAAACAACCACGCGACGCTCACGGGATATTTAACGGCTATGAATGTATTCGGAAAGCCGGCCGAAAAGATTTTGGAGCAAGGACTTTATTTGCGAGAGGAGGACGCAACAAGCGTTACGGATTACGACGAACACGTGGTTACGATTGAAAACGATTATATTCAAAGTTACGCGACAATGAAATCAATCGCCAGTTCGATATTGTTAAACAGAAAAGAGCCGGGCAATTATAAGATAATTACGATTAGAGGATTACCGCAATTACAGTTGGGGGATTTGGTAACACGCGGAACGGATAACTACTTCGTTATAAGAATAAAATCAAAGATTACGGCTTCGGAAGGTTTTACGCAAGAATTAACGATTGTAAAGAGAACAATCTCATCTATTAGTTAAATATGTTAAAATAGAGGCAAATATGAAAATAATTTGTTCACAATGCAAGCGACACATCGGGACCATAAAGATAGGGTTTTGGGAATACGAAAAAAAGAACGGCACAAGAGAAATGAAGTTTATAGAAGATCCAAACGGGACGGACGTTAAGTATATTCAAGAACGAGGAATACTATCTTGCCGTAAAAGATTTGACGGGCATTGGGGGTTCAGTTGCGGAATTTGCGGAAATGACAGCCGGATCGCCGAAGCGGAAAAAGGAATAATTGGAACAAAAAAAGTTGATAGCAGAGGACGAATTACCGTCAGAATACCAACCAAAAGAGATATAGCGAGGGTTTTTAGAAACTTGGAGAAAAGGCCAACCGGCGTAAAAGAAGCCAGCCCGGAAAAAAGAGTAGTAGATAATTTTGAAATAACAACCGAAAAAGGGGAGGAAAAATATGTCTTACAATGCAATTGATTTTGTTTATGGAGAACAACCGAGCGCTACAAAATGGAACTACTTAGGTTCAAACGACGCCGGGTTTAAGGACGGGACAAATATTGACGATGACGCGATTATAGCAAGACATATTGCCGACAATGCGGTAGGGACCGCGCAGATCGCAAACAACGCCATAACAGCCGATAAGATTGCGGCCGGAGCGGTAGGAGCCGACGAAATAGCCACGAACGCCGTAGGAACGGCCGAGATCGCGAACGACGCCGTTACGGTGGACAAATTAGCGGACAACTGTATTGCTCAACCACAATTACAAAACGATTGCGTTGGGATAAACGAGATTGAGGACGGGTTGTTTCCTTTCAACAATCAAGGACCTTACACCAACTTAAATATTATTTTTAACATATTAAATACGACAAACACGGGTACTACTTGGACGTTTCCTTCAGCAGGACAATTTGCTTCTTCTTCAACTTATGCGGTAGTAGCGACGGTACAGGATGGATCAGCCGCATCAGGGATTGTGGCAACAATTAAAAGTAAAGCGGCAGGGAGTTGTATTGTTCAAAACAGTTGGGGGACGATTGCAACCTCTATGATCGCGATGGGGAGGTAAATTATGACACGAAATTGGAACATTAAATCAAAGAAGGATTATAACGAGGAATATTTTGAGGTGGTGGTTGATTTGCCGGTACACGAAACGATCAACCCGGCCGGAGTTATGGTAGATAATTTAGTTATGGTTAACAAACAAAGAATGAAAAAATATTTAGAAGAAGGTAAAACGGAGGATCAGGCAATTAAGGGCGTGTTAGACGAAACGGCCGACGAGCATTGCGATCCTTCAAAGTTTACAATTTAAGCAGGAGGGAATTATGACCGGGATCGAACAAACATTAGCGAACGCCGGAGTGCTTGGAGCAGTAGTACTCTGGTTTATGCTTAGATCAGAAAAACGAACGGACAATTTAACGAAGGCGCTGAACAACAATAATTTATTGGTTGTTTATTTGATTGAAACAGTAGCAAATTGCCCGAACAACACGACGGCCGCAAGTTCAATGCGCGACGAACAAATGGCCCGGATCAAACAAGAGATTTTAGGCCAACAAAACGCCGAAGGTTAAAATGACAGAAAAGGTTATACAGATTGGGATTATATTTTACTTCGTTGCAACCTCAACAGTTTTATGCTATTATTTGATTAAACAAGCGAGGAACAAATGAACGAACTATTTACATTGGTTTTTTTACACTTTCTCGGCGACTTTCCATTACAAGGAAAATATTTAAGCGATAAGAAATGCGAATTACCGATAGTTATGATAATTCACTGTTTTATTTACGGCGGATTATTTTTTTTATTTGCGGATTTATCAATTTATTTAACGGGAATTATTATGGCAAGCCATTACGCGATCGACTACGCTATGGCCTGCAAATTTATTAAAATGCGCCCGGACTACAAGTTGGCGCTTGACCAATATTTACACGTTTTATTACTTGTGATTATTTGGTTTTTTAGTCAAGGAGTATAATGTTTATACAAAGCCCGAATTACACAAAGGGACGAGGCGGAAAACCGGCAAGCCTGATTATTATACATTGGTTCGGAGTAGGAACGATTGACGGCGCTATTGCTTCTTTCCAGAACCCGGCACGAGAGGCCAGCGCACATTATTTAATATCAGACAGCCGCTTGGTTCAAATGGTGGACGAAGGCGATACAGCGTGGCACGCGGGGGTTTATGCGGTCAATCAAATATCAATCGGGATAGAACACGACGCCAACCCGGACAAACAGTTGAGCGAGGCAAGTTATCAAACTTCGGGAAAATTGGTTAGAGAAATTTGCGCCCGGCACAGCATACCAATCGACAGAGAACACATTAAGGGCCACAACGAGATCAAGGCAACGCAATGTCCTGGAACAATAGACATAAATAAAATAATTGAAATTGCAAAAGGAGGCAGCAATATGGATAAGTTTCACGAGTTTGTTATTGCGACGATCAGACGAGCGCGCGAGGTTATGCTTAGCGGTCCGCTTGACAATCCAGGCGCGGAAGCGGACGCCAAAAGGATTGAAGCCGAATACGCCGCCGGAAATCAATACGTTTTAGAGCAGTTACTTTTTGACGTTTACACGAAGGCGGGGAATTATCAACTTATGACAAAGGCGGAGCATAATACGATTATGGCAAAAGCGGAAGCCGACGCCAAAGAAACGGCGGATCAGGCTTACAAAGACGGTGCGGCAGGCGTGGTTTGCCCGGAATGCCCGGAACAAGTCATTTGCGAACCTTGCCCGGAATGCAAACCGGAGATCAAAGTTATTACTGATTTGAGCGGACCGGAAATAATAAAATTTGGAATTAAAAAATGGTTGGGGATAGCATAGGAAGCGACAGGGGGATCTTCCTTCGGACGGCGTAATTTAATAATTGTGCCGCCGAAAAGAAGGGAGGCCAAGCCTATAGAAACTTTTTTAACGTTGGCATTACTTCAGATAAGTCAGATTATGCCGGTTACAATGCCGCCAACGGCAAAACAAGCAAAAGTAGTCGAGGTCAATCAATTTTTGGAAAAACCTTTGGTTGCGGAAACTGAATTAACACCGCAACCCGTGAAAGGGAATCACAAGTTTGCTAACGGTAACTGCACAAAGTATGTTGCCGATAAAAGAGGCGGACTGCCGTGGTCGGGTAATGCCAACAGGTGGCTCTATAATGCTCCAAGATTTAATTACGAGGTGGGAGATGAGCCGGAGGTCGGAGCAATTCTTGTAACAAACGAGGGTTGGGTAGGACACGTTGCTTATGTAGAAAACATAGACAGCGACCGGATCACAATTAGCGAGATGAATTACAAGGGATTTGGGGTCGTTTCACAAAGGACAATTTCCAAAAATTACAGTGCGATTAAGGGTTACATTTATTAAATAAGAGGAGGCGCAAATGAAAACAGGGTTAGTTACAACCGAGTTTTGGGTGGTAATTGCCACCTTTTTGACCGCTATCTTCGGAGGCGATCAAAACGAATGGGTAAACGCAATACAAGCAATCGTCGCCGGCGCGGCCGGAGTTGCCTACATTGTCTATCGTATCCAATTGAAAATTGCCGCGAACAAAAAAAAATAAGGCAAGGAAAAAGAAGGTCAACTCACGCACGGCCTTCTTTTTTAGTTATCCACAGGACGAGGGCTTTACAAAATAAAATAAAAGGCGCATAATAAAAGCACTATGAATGATCCAAAAATAACAATTTGTGTTTTTGTAAAGATCGACAATTTTATTGTTGGTTCGTTACATAGTCCAAATGAGTCCACCGGGTAACCGGAGGGCTTTTTTGGTTGTTGAAAGCAGGACGGATTAAACTCTTTTCTGCTTCTAATAACTAAACTTATTGGAAATTCGTGGCACAACTCACCGATAGAGGTAATGAGCGAATTAAAAGAATTTGATTACAAGTTCGGGGACGTTAGACAACTACGGATACCTCACTCACGGGCAGACAGTTAGGACACGGGCAAGCGCCTAAACACTAACTGCCCAGAGAAGGAAACGGCTGGGAACGCACTATGGGATTAGGCAGTTGGGAACAGGTTCCATAAGAATAGAATACATAGCATACAAAAAGGAGTAGTATGGAAGGAAGGGAAAAATGGTTGCCAAGAACAATCAGGATGCCCGACGATTTATGGTATAAACTGGCTTTAGAGTCAGCAAGAAGGAAGATACCAACGTCGGAATTAGTGAGAGAATTAATTGTAAAACAATTGGAAACGGAGGAGGGTTGAGGAAATGGAAGAACAGCCATTATATAAGTTTGTAGAAATTAACGGCAAGAAGTATTGCGATCACAAGGTATTTGGATTACAGGACGCGGAATGGTTCAGGGATCACAAAGTTAATCCGGAGGACGAGGCGATACCGGTGTTTCAAAGAGATAACAAAGTTATGATCCACCCGTTTTTTATGGACGCGGAGAACAGAGAAAAATACAAAAATTATTACGAAAGGCAGAAGGAGTTAAAAAATGATTGAAACTGGGAATAGGATTTACTTTATGGACGCGGAAAAACAGTATTTATATTTTTATAGGAAATCAAACGGTATTATAAAAGGGAGTTTCGACGAGTCGGAACAGCCGTACAACAAAAACGAAATGGCGATTTTGGAGCAATTGCGCGGCGACGACTACTGTTTTAACGATTTAGATAATTAAAAAAACTTGACAAAATTAAAACCACAGCGCATAATTAAACTACGATCAGCAAGCGCCCATTGGCCCAACAAAAAACAAAGTCAGATGAGGCGAATATAGATCTAAATGGAGGACTGGAACGCCGGGACAACCGGCTTCCGGTTCAAACACAAGGGGAGGGACGTTAACAATCAAAAAAATAATAGGAGCAAACATTATGACAAAATCAGAATTTAAGTTAGAAGAATTTAATAATTGCCGACCGAATTTGGTTTTAGGACAGATCAGTGCTTTTGATATTGAATACGTGGACTTGCCGAAGGATTTTTGGCAGAACACCGGAGATACGTTAGTATTTAAGACGAACAAAACGGACTTCCAAACCGGGATTGAATTAGGCAATTTTGCGGTACAAATGAGCGCCGACGAAATACATATGATAAAGGACGGCGACGACACGATTATAAGATTATGGTTTGATTAAGAACTAAAAAATAGGAGGGGATTTTGAGAAAACCGATTAAGGAGAAAACGATTTGGCCAAAAATAACAACTTGGGCATTCTTTATTTTTTTAATGATCTTTTTTGCTTGGATTATGGCAAAGACATTTTTGGACGCGGTGGACACGACTTACGAGAGCCGATGTCCGGTATGGTACGCCGGAGATGAACAAGCGATTAACGAATGCCAAGAAAGGAAATAAATGGATAAAAGTAAAGCAGAACAAATGAGCGAGGAAAATAGTTTAGACGTTGATATAAACCAAGCGTACATCGATTTAGTAGGAGAAGAGTATGCGACAGCCGACGCGGCAGAAGAAGCATATCAAGGAGAATACGGAAACGATGAAGATTTTGTTGAACAATTATTGGAAGATTGCGGCGATATTCCAAAGGATCTACCGGCCTATGTTCATATTGATTGGGTAGGAACAGCCAGAGATGTAATGATGGATTATAGCGAACAAGACGGATATTATTTTAGAGATTTATAATGACAGAAAAACACAAACAGCAAATTAGAGATTGGGAAAAACGAAACCCGGACAAGATCAAGGAGTATAGAAAACGATATTACGAGAAAAACAAAGAATCAATAAGCGAAAGTCAACGTGAGAATTATAAATTAAAAAGGAAATACATTCGAGCGGTCCAAAAAAAATACAGAGATTCAATTAAGGATCAAGAATGGTTTAAAATCAGGAACCGAAAAAACGCGAAGGAGTGGAGGGAAAAGAACCGGGAAAGATATTTAGAATACAAAAGAAAATATAGAGCCAAGCAAAAGGCATTAAAAGGAGTAGAATGTTAAAAGAAAAATTAGTTAAAATTCAGAACAAATTAAAAGCGCCAAAGGGACAGCGCAATACTTTTGGGAACTACAATTACAGAAGTTGCGAGGATATTTTGGAAGCGGTTAAACCGATGTTAAAAGAAGAAGGTTTGATTTTGACTATTTCCGATGAATTGGTTCAATTTACAAGCACTTCCGCACCGACACCAGTACAGATAACTGATAAAAACGGCACATATACAGAGATAATTGGTGGAGATAGATTTTATGTTAAAGCGACAGTTCATTTGTCAGAAGCCGTGTCTGGAGATTCTGGAGATATTGAGGTTACAGCCTACGCAAGGGAAGAAGAAAATAAAAAGGGAATGGACGGATCACAAATCACAGGAGCAAGTAGCAGTTACGCCCGGAAGTATGCTCTAAACGGTTTATTCTTAATTGACGACACAAAGGACAGTGACGCCACAAACACCGGCAAAGGGACGCCCAAAGCGGCGGCCAAGACCACAAGCGCACCGGCAGGAGAATTAAAATGCCAACAATGCGACACGACGATCACCACCGCCGAAAAATCTTACAGCGCGGCCAAATATGGAAAAGCGCTATGTAGAAAATGTCAGAGCGCGCAAGTTTTAGGAGGATTGCCGAAGCCGGGACAAGCGGTTACGGCTAACGATTAGGAGGAATATGATACCGGGACAAGAGATCGACGAAGCATTATTAGATAGGTCTGGGGAAAAGATTTTGAAATTGGCAAAGGAAAAGCCGGGTTGGTTATTGAAAGCAATTGAATTAAGGCAGACGGAAATATCAATAATGGTTTTAGGGTTGTCCAGGATTAGTTCACAATATAGATCAGAGGAATTGGAATTTGAAAAAAATTTAGGAAATTTATTAAAAAAGAAGGACGGAAACAATGAAAATAGAAATAGAGAAAATTAAGCAATTAAAAGAGGACGCCGGCCAGATATTTTTAGAGCCGGAAGGCGAGGAGGTTTTACTACAATTTTTGGAGATTAAAAAGCAAGTAGAAGAAGCCGAGAAGGCGATCAAAGCAACATTGGAAGAAACGGCGTTAAAGATCAGCGACGAGTTCAAGAGCATTCAGGGCGACAATATCAAGGTTTATTACAGGTTTTTCGGAAGCCGATACACATTAGAACCCGGACTGGAAGATCAAGTGCCAAAAGAATTGGTTGAAGAAAAAATCAAATATTCATTAAAGACGAAGGAATTGGAAGAATACATTGAGCAAAAGAACGGAATACCTTATGGAGTACGCGAAACGGATCGACAAAAACAGATTACATTCAAATTAAAAGGGGAGGTTGAAAATGACGCCAATTAAATATCGCGCCTGGAACAAAGCAAGCGATAAAATGGAAAAAGTTATTAGCATTTGGGTTTTGAATGATGAAATTTCAAGTATAGTTATTAAAAAAGGTGATAGTTGCGATACTATATTTAAGGATTATGAACTTATGCAATCGACCGGCCTTGAAGATCAGAATGGAAAAGAAATATTTGAAGGAGACATAATCCAGTACAGGCGCAAAACAAAGATTGGCGAGGTAGTTCATAACTGGATTGTTTTTTGGGACGACAAGACGGCGAGGTTCAGGATTAAGATGGGCGACGAGACAAACTCACTTTTCCAGTCGCTAAATAACGGACATATTTTGGTAGGAAATATTTACGAGAATAAAGATTTAATATAGGAGGCGAAAAAATGCCAAAGTTTAGAGCAAGTTATAGTGTTTTGAGCGCTTGGGAAAGGGGAGATTGGCAAACGGCGATACAGATGTATTTTAAGTTAGACACTCCAACCAACGCCGCAATGGAAGCCGGGAAGGAATGGCACGAAAAATGGGCGAAGCACATAGAACAAAATAAGACGATACCAAATGAATTTAATTTTAAGGATGTGATATTAAAAGAACCAAAGACGGAATTGAAATTAGTTATTGAATTAGATGATTGGTTAGACCTTGTAGGGGTTATAGATTGCCACGACGGGGACACGATTTACGAATGGAAGACCGGCGTACAAAGTTCGGTTGCTTATTCAAACGGACAGCAGGGCGGCGTATATGGGCTATTGGCGGCCAAGACGGGAATACCGGCCAAGAAATGTTACATTGGACATTACAATCAGCACAGCAAGAAGCCGGACGTTTCTATGTTCTGGTTAACCGACAAGGTTATTGAGGAAGCGGAAAACTGGATCATTACGATCGCAGGGGAAATGTACGAGTATTTTAATACTAATAATTTATGGGAACAGTTGGGAAAGAAGGAAGGATAAATGTTTTATAAGTTTATAGGAAAGCCGGACAAGGTTTTTCCGTTTCTTGAAACCGGAGAGATTTACAGTTTAGAAGTTAGGACAACATTTTTCACTAAAGAAATAGTTATAGACAAGCCATTCTTTTGCCCTTATTCAAGTTGGGAAACTTTTTACCAAAATTGGGAACCTTATTTTATTACGATTAAGTTTCCGAAATTCAGTAAAAAGAGATTACGTTAAGAAATAAATTGAAGGCGGCCGGGATTGGTGGTATAATAAATACGCACTCGCAGATAAAATCCCGGTTCTACTCCTTCCGGGATTTTTTGATAAGACAAAAAACTTTACAAAATTAAGATAATACTATACAATGAAAAAGGGAGAGGAGAAAATAAATAATGGAAACGACCGAAGTAAAAATTGAGCCGAACGGATATTACAAACCTTCTGAAGTGATTACACTCCACCCGTTTTTCGCTAAAAAAGGTTATATGTGGTTGAGAGATAATTGGACAACCGATCCGCAGGAGGCCGAACAAAACGGAATGATATTGGTTAGGAATACGAGTTTACCTGGACGAAAACCAAGTTACATTTTTACAGGCCAAGCGTTGATTGATTACCTGATTAAGAACAATCACAAAATCTAAAAACTATTTAAGGAGTGGAATTGAGCAGAGTAGTTATTGAACTAACAGAGGACGAACAAGCGCGAATGATCGAATGGTGCAAGAAGGTTCAAGCCGACAAGCAGGCGAGGAACTCCATAGACAAGCGTGTGGACAAGCGGTTCAGTTCTTTTGATATTATGCTTTTGGGACTTTGCGGCGAATACGCGATCTGCAAGCACTTGGGAATACCTTACAATTTTAGGCGCTGGGACGAACAAGGCAAAGGCGACGTTACGCATAATGGTTACGAGATAGAAGTTAAAACAAACAAATACCGCGACGACCTATTAAAGATACCGGAGTGGCAAGTAGACTGCCCGGCCGATATTTATGTATTAGCGCAACAACTTTACAGATTAAAACTGTTTGAGATTTTAGGTTACGCGACAAGAGAAACATTTAGAGCATTGAGGTACAAAAAGACATTTCCTGGATACGAGGATAAGCCGATGTTCGTTATGGATTATTTAGATTTGGAACGGCCGGAATACTTTAGATCAGCGTTATTATTACAAAGAGGAGCGCAATGCTAAAAATCAATTATTCAAAATGTGTTGGTTGCGAAACTTGCGTTAGGACATACCCGGATCATTTTCAGGTGGTTTATGGCGCCGTCAGCATTACAAACCCGGACGGTCCGAACGAGGCGGCCGCAGTTTGCCCGAACGAAGCGATAGAGGTGCAAGATGAGAAAAATTAAGGTAGCAATTTTAGGATCAAGCGGAATGCTTGGAAGTATGGTTAAAAATGTTTTAGAACGCGACGACAGAATACAATTATTTTGCCCGAGCCGAGAGGACTTTGATGCCGCTTGTGTGAGCGTTTCACAATTACAGACGGCTACTTACGATTGCGATTGGATTATTAACTGCATTGGGGTTTTGAACAAATACATTGACGAAAAGAACCCGGAGAGCGTAAAGAACGCGATCAGAGTCAATGCGCTATTTCCATACACTTTAGCAGAAACAGGAAAGAAGATCATTCAGATCGCGACCGATTGCGCCGGAGAGCCGGACACTTATGGAATGACAAAAAAATTAGGAGAGGTTAAGGCGCCAAACTTTATCAATATCCGCTGTTCAATTGTAGGTCCGGGAAACCCGACCGGGTTATTGGATTGGTTTTTGTATCAGCCAATGAGCGCGATAGTACAAGGATATACGAAAGCGATTTGGAACGGGGTTACGACATTGGCATTTGCAAAACTTTGTTATGGAATAGTTACGAAGAATTTAACCTTGCCAAACCAAAACAATTTTACGCCACACGACGCGGTTACAAAAAAATTGATGCTTGAAATGTTCAAAAAATACTTTTCAAGAGAGGATATTAAAATAGTGTCAGTTGAAAACGGAACAGATAGACAGGTAGAAAAGGGCGACGACGACTTATGGAGATTGGCAGAATACGACCAAGTGCCGACAGTAGAATACCTAATAAAAGAATTAGTAAATTATATGGAGGGTTAGATGAAAATTTTAATCACTGGGATTGCCGGAACTTGGGGTAAAGAGTTCACAAAACAATTATTAGCCGAAGGTCACGAAGTTTTAGGGATTGACGTTACGGAGCAAGCGTTAGCGGCGTTTCAGCACGAATACCCGAACATAGATACTTTGCTTATGGATATTGAAGACGTCGATTTTAAGCAATTACCGGTGGACGTTGTTATTCACTTGGCGGCACACAAGCACATCGACATTTGCGAAAAGAACGTATTCGAAGCCGTGGAAAACAATGTTACGAAGACAGCGAAATTATTTGACAACGCGCGCAGAAATGGAGTAAAGATTTTATTCGTCAGTACCGACAAAGCCGTGGAACCGGCGAGCGTTTATGGATTTACGAAAGCATTGGGAGAACATTTAGCGTGGGAAGCAGGCGGACAGGTGGCAAGAAGTGGCAACATTATGGGAAGCAATGGGTCGGTTTTAACAGTTTGGGATAAGGCGATTAAAGAACACAGACCGATCAACATCACAGATCCGGAAATGACAAGATATTTTATAGAAATTGAAACGGCCGTAAAAAGAGTTTGGGACGGGTTCAACGCCGGCGAACGGCTTATCATTGTTGCTATGGGCGAGCCGACACGATTAGGCGACCTTTTGGACGAGGTTTTGACATTACACGGATTTTCACAAGAAAATTACCCGGCCGGAATTACAATCGCCGGACGACGACCGGGCGAGAAACAGCACGAACGACTGACTTGGGACAATGAGTAAAAAATTAAAAAAGATTTATTTAGACAAAGGGATCACATACTGCGAACTTAGATTACCGCATAAATGTTGGGGAAACGCCGGATTGAGTTTTGCTCATAAAAGAAAACGAATTGAGTATAAAAGTTGCCCGGAAAAATTGGATACTTTTGAGGAAACGTTATTACTATGCCCGGAGGCGCATAACCTTATAGAATACGGGGACAAGAAAAACACCGGTAGAGAACTAACAGCGATAGCATTTAACCAATTAAGAGGAGAAGGAAAATGAAAATATCTTATCTTGGAAACTTCAAATTTCCGTGGTGTACGGAAGTTCACATTAGCAAAACATTAGAGGCGTTGGGACATACGGTTATTCGGTTACAAGAGGACGAAGCCGATATGAAAGTTGTTTTGGATAACGCTAACACAAGCGATATGTTCTTATGGACAAGGACGCCGGGAATGTTGCGATTTAACGGGTGGGAAATGATTAGCAAAATCAAAGTATTAAAGGTCAGTTACCACCTTGATTTATATGTCGGGATCAGCCGGGAAAATTGGTTGGACGATGAGGCATTTTTCCATACGGATTATGTTTTCCAAGCCGACGGAGATCCGCACAGTATGGAGGTTTTTAAGCAAAAGAATGTCAACGCGATTTGGCAGAAGCCGGGAGTTTACGCGCCGGAATGCACGATCGCAGAACCGGCCGCCGACTTAATAACGGATATTGCTTTCATAGGAAGCCACGAACGATACCACGAAGAATGGCCTTACAGAATGCAGTTGGTAGAATGGTTAGGAAATACTTACAAGGAACGATTTAAAGCCTTTCCAACGCCGACAAGCGGGGTAATAATGTGCGAGCGGTTGAACCAACTTTGTGCAAGCGCCAAGATAATAATTGGCGACGCGCTTTGCAAGGACTTTACGCATACAAATTATTGGAGCAACCGGGTTTATGAGATCACCGGGCGCGGAGGATTTATTATTCACCCGGTAATTGAAGGATTGAAAGAGGAGTTTGGAAACAATATTGGTTATTACGATTATGGGAACTTTGGACAATTAAAATCCTTGATTGATTATTACATTTCGGACAACGCGGCAAGGGAAGAATTAAGAAAAAAAGGCCACGAATTGACAAAGAATAATTACACTTTTACACACCGGTTACAAGCGATGTTTGAGATACTTGAAAAGGAAGGTGCGATTTGAAACAGATTATTAACGTATTTTATAAGAATAAAAACTTACCTTTTTGGATCAGGCCAGAATACAAGGACAAAAAAAAGATTATAGACATACAGGTTTTGGGAGAGATATTTGACCAAAATGTTTATAAGTTAACGCCGGAACATTTTAAGACGGGGACGATCATTGATTTGGGATCAAACATAGGAGCAGTTGCTATACAGGCGGCGCAACTCGGAGCAATCAAAATAATTGCGATTGAGCCGAACAAATCAAACTTAGCATTATTAGAGGACAACTTGAGAGAAAATAATTGCGAAGCAGAAATATTAAGAGTAGCAATTGGAGCAGAACCAGGAGAAACTTCGATCACGGACGAAGCCGGCAACAGCAAAACAGGAGAAGAAGGGGAAAAGGTAAACGTTACAACGCTTGAAGAAATAATTAGTTTCCATTTTGCGGACCAAGAAATTGACGTTTTGAAAATAGACGTAGAAGGGGACGAGTACAAAATCCTATTAAGCACGCCAAAGGAAGCATTGGAAAAGATCAGAGTTATTACAATGGAGTTTCACGCGACAGACGAGGAAACATTTGGAAAATTGATTTGTAAATTGAGCGAAAGTTTCGTAGTTGAAACAATAGGATCATTTGACAAGGGCGGACAAATAACAGGGAGAAGGTACTAAATGACTTACAAGATCGTAATACCTATTTATACAAACGAACACTTGGCAGATAACTGCTTAAAAAGCATTGATGTTGATTGGAAACATTTGATTATAGTCGACAATAGCAAAGATAGTTTTTGCAAGAAATACGAGGGACGAGGCGCGACGATTTATTATTACCCGGAAAACATAGGAGTATCAAGGGCTTGGAATTTGGGATTAAAAGCGGACGCGGATTGGACTTTTTTTGTTTCGATTGCCGTTGCGTTTCCAAACGGATTTAGCGAGGTTTTGGCGGAATTAAAAAACGCAAACGACTATTTATTCTGTTCGGACTTGGCGTGGCATTGTAACGCGATTAGTCGGGAATGCGTTAAGGCCGTTGGGTACTTTGACGAAAACTTTTACCCGGCTTACTACGAGGACACGGATTATGTCAGGCGAATGCAGTTATTAGGAATACCAGTTACGGTAGTCAGGACAAGCGCTTACAGCGCCGTGCAATCTAACTCAACGGAAAGCGACAGAGGGTTGCCGGTACATTACCTAAATTTGGAAAAATACTATATCGAAAAATGGGGAGGAAAACCCGGACACGAAACATTTGACAAGCCATTTGGGGACAAGGGGATCGGGTATTGGGTCGGACAAACTATTAACACATTAAAACAGCGATATGGATTGGAGTAGAAAATGAAAACAGCCGAAGCAGTTATGCCCGGACACCCGGACAAAGTGGCGGATCAAATTAGCGACGCAATACTCGACGAATACTTACGGAGAGATCCATACGCGAGGGTAGCGGTGGAAACAATGGGCGGACACGGCAAACTCTATATTTGTGGAGAGGTTACAGCCAAAGGAAAACCATTATACAAAAACGAAATCGTTGAAATAGCGAGAAGGGTTTACGCGAGGATAGGTTATAAAGATAGATTAAAAATACAGGTCAATATTGTTAACCAAAGCCCGGACATCTCGCAAGGAGTCGAGATCGGAGGAGCAGGAGATCAAGGAATAATGGTTGGATATGCCTGTAATGAAAACGAGCAAATGATACCACAGGAATTATATTTGGCGCGCAAACTTATTATGAGAATTTACGAGGACGGGATTTTTGGCCCAGACGGAAAATGCCAAGTTACGCTCACAGAGGACAACCAAATTGATACAGTTGTTTTATCAGTACAAACGCACGACGTTACAGATATTAAAAAAGGTTTTGTAGAAAAGTTTTTAGGACAGTCGGTTAAAAATTATCACTTCAATCCGACAGGAAAATTTGAGATTGGAGGGTTCGCGGCCGACACGGGATTAACAGGCCGAAAGTTAGCGGTGGATAATTACGGTCCGCAGATACCAGTCGGAGGAGGAGCGTTTAGCGGAAAAGATCCGAGCAAGGTAGACAGATCAGCCGCTTATATGGCAAGAAGGGTTGCGATTGACGCGTTACGATTTATGGAAGCGGAAAACGTTACAGTTAAATTAGCGTATTCGATAGGAGTAGCAAAGCCGGTTATGGCAATGGTCGATATAAACGGCAAAGAACAAGAGGACACGGAGAAAAAAGCAAAATGGTTGATGGCGAAGCATTATGACTTCACGCCAGAGGGGATTATTAGACAATTAGATTTACGCAAACCGATTTACGAGATCACTGCCAGAGAAGGACATTTTGGGAATGAAATATTTAGTTGGGAGAAATAAATGCCGAAGATAGACGAGATAATTGCACGATTGGATTATAGGTGGGATTACAGACAGGACGAAGTACCGCTCGAAGTTCAGATCGAAGGTATTTATTTGTAAATTAAACAGCAGGAAGAAAAAGAAGGAGGAGAATGAGGATAGGGCTAATTTGCCGCGCCGATAACGGAGGATTGGGAGCGCAAACTCACGACTTTTATAGGAATATGAACCCGGCCAAGACGCTCGTAATAGACATTAGCCACCTTACGGGTTTTGAAAACCATTTAGAAAGATACCCGGACGCAAAGGTCCACAAAGGGTTCTTAGATAATGAAGCAATCGAATGGATTACAGATAATGTTGATGTTATTTTCACGATCGAAATACCTTACAATTACGCGCTATTTGAAACCGCAAGAAGGAAAGGCGTCAAGACGTTTTTACAATACAATTATGAGTTTTTGGATTATATGAGAGAGCCGGAGTTGCCTTACCCGGACGTTTTAATGGCGCCAAGCCATTGGAACTTCGGAAAGGTATTAGAGAAATTTGGGAGCAAAGCGATTGTTGATTATTTACCGGTGCCGGTTGACCGGACAATATTTAAGTACAGGAAGCGCGAGCAGGCCAAAACGTTTATTCACGTCGCCGGGCATACTCTTTATGAGGACAGGAACGGGACGGAGATAGTAATAGAAGCGTTGAATTATTTGAAAAAAGGCGCAAAGATTATAATTTACAGCCAACACGATTTAGGAATACCAAAAGAAAAAATAGGGAAGTTTCCGCAATACGAACTGGAGATAAGAGAGGGCGATTTTAAGTACCGGGACGAACTTTATAAAGAAGGGGACGTGTTAATTTTTCCAAGACGATACGGCGGATTATCATTACAGTTAAACGAGGCAATGAGTTCGGGAATAGTGCCGATTATGACAGACGTTATGCCGCAAAACACGATGTTAAAACAAGAATTATTATTAGCGCCGATACACATTAAACCGATACAAACAAGAGGAGCGGACATAGATTGTTACGGAGTAGATCCGAGATTGTTAGCATTAAAAATCGACGAGATGACAGGACAGAGGATAGGATATTTGAGCGATTGGTGCAACAAAGAAGCGGAGAAAATAAGTTGGGAAACAATGAAACCGAAATACGAAAGGTTTTTTGAGGAGGTTTGACGTGGAGTACAGGCTGATTAAAAAGGTGGAAAACCCGAAATATAGTTTTATTTTACCGATATCAAGAGATTGGGCTATTTTGGAAATCTTCAAGTATTTGCACAGCGCGATTTTACCTTACGAGGAAACGGAAATGGTTTTTTATGTTGACGAGGTTAGGATGGACG